GAGTCCAAGTTCAGTTTATTTTGCCCGGTAATGTTGTAGAACGGTGTCTCATAAATCTGCTTAATCAAATATTTCTGTTCGTTCTTGGCAAAGAGTTCAGACTCATCATTAGAGAGAAAACAATAAGTACAATTTAGATTGATGTCGGCATTCCATAGGGTCCTCGTGTCTATATATGACGCCGGGCCAAGTGCCACATCTGGCGGTGTTTGCAGAAATCTATAGAACTGCATATAAAATTGGTTGAAATTGGGGGCGACAACAGGGAAATTGTTTGTATAATCCATCACGTCGCGTATGGTAAACCATTCATTAATTGGCCGGAATGACACGTTAATCTGCAGCTCATTATATTGAAGCGCGACGAGCGGGAACGCCTGCATTGTAACCAGGTTAAACCAGGCCCCAAGCGGAATGTACAACGTGCGTCCCATTATAGACGGCTGCGCTCCTGCAGGGCTGTCGGTATAATATGCGTTAGGGTATGCGTTGACACGTGCGCCCGCATTCGCAGGGTCGTTTAGCTCGGCAGTTTGACCGATCATCTCGTTGAATAACGCCAACTTTTCTGCGCTAAAGTCTCTCTGCGTTGATGCCAGCAAATATTGGCCCGAATATTCTTGTAGTTTTTGGTTACCGCATGTTATGGTAATACGGCTAATAATCTGCGCGCCAATATTGTCAATCCATTGGAAGTCATATGGCGCCCAATCGGTATATTCCGTGGCCCCACTCTGATTCGTGTACGCCTGTGGAGGCAAAACCGGGCTCCAAATAGTAGGCAGATTGATGGAGATGTAACAGTCCATTAACAGATCCGCATAGCGCTTTACCTTGAAAACAAAGGTGGACTCATTTGTTAGGCCCAAGGTAGGCGTCCCTTCGTAATCCAGCCGAAAATTCTGTTTCCCGAAATTAGTATACTTTTTATAGGTTGCTTTCCAAAAGGTCTTACTTGGATTACCATTTAGAATAACATTTTGTTGTCCAGTAGCTACAAGGTTCATTAATCCTCCAGCCATATTTTAGTATATTATATATAAATTTTTTAATTCTTAATTTGCTATAATATAAATTAGTCGCTTAATCCTACATTTTCTTTGGTGCCTTTGTAGTAGCAATTGAGGCATTTTAGTAATATGTAACTACTAAAAATAACTTATTATATTATATTAGATTAATACGAATGGACAAAATTGTACTATTGATCGGTGTTGCGGTGGCCGTCATTTTTATACTACTTGCATATGTTTACATAAAGCGTCGGGTCAACTTGGAACAAAACGAATGCGATTATATGAATACCTTATACCCCAGTTTAAATGGAAATATCCGCCCAATTTCCGCAAACGATTCTGATTGCAGTGGCAACCTATACGATTATTATATTAAAACAGCATTCAACGCATGCTCTGGTGGGTCGTACAAGGACGATTACGTAGATTTATGCAATCTAAAGGCCGTCCTTAAGCAGGGCGTTCGCTGCCTGGATTTTGAGGTGTACTCAATAGATAATCAGCCGGTTGTCGCCACCTCTACCTCGGACAGTTTCTATATTAAAGAGACGTACAATTCAGTGCCCTTTAGCGGGATAATGGAGACCATTGGCGGCTATGCATTTGCGAGCGGGACCGTACCCAATCCGACGGACCCTCTCATAATTCATTTGCGGATTAAGAGCAATAACCAGGAGATGTATTCTAATTTGGCGAGCACACTCAAGTTATATGATAATATCATGCTCGGAAAGGAATATAGCTTTGAAAACTCGGGAACAAATTTAGGGGCAGTCCCGCTATTGACATTTAAGAACAAAGTTATTTTGGTCGTTGATAGAAGTAATACCTCCTTTTTGGAGAACGAGGCCTTTTTAGAGTACGTTAATTTAACCAGCAACTCAGTGTTTATGCGAGGATACCGCTACTATGATGTTAAAAACAATCCAGATGTTCAGGAGCTAACCGACTTTAATAAAACTGGCATGACAATTGTATTTCCCGATACTGGAGGCGACCCTGTGAATCCAAGTGCGTTATTGTGCAGAACATATGGCTGCCAGATGGTGGCAATGCGTTATCAACAAGTGGACAATCTCTTGCTCGAAAATACGGAATTCTTTGACGAGGGAGGGTATGCCTTCTGTTTAAAACCTGCAAATTTAAGGAATCAGATTGTAACTATCCCCGCGCCCACGCCACAGAACCCGGCCTATTCTTATGCCACGCGTAAGGTGGAAACCGACTATTATAGCTTCAAGATTTAATGTCTGTGTAACTGAATTATTATATAAAATTTTGTATAATAATTTGTATAAGTGTATAATAATTTGTATAATTGTATAATACTTTGCATAATAATTAATCTTCATATATGTATAAGAAGTTATGGCTCAAAAAAATATATGCAGAGGACTAAAATTCTCTGACTGTGAGTTAGCTATTCTCCGCCAAGCGGTTGATAAAGCAGAAGAAAAAATAGGGAAACGCGTCGTTAATTCACGCGAAATTCAGCAAGTTATTACTATAGTTGAGAACTTCCTTAAGAAAAAGGGTCTGATTTGCTACGGAGGGACCGCTATAAATAACATACTGCCGATAGATGACCAATTTTATAATAAGGAGATTGAGGTGCCCGACTATGATTTTTTTTCAACGAGCGCATTGAACGATGCGAAGGAATTGGCCGACATTTATTACAAAAGCGGCTTCACCGATGTAGAGGCAAAATCTGGGCAACATGCAGGGACATATAAGGTATTCGTGAATTTTATGCCAGTGGCGGACATTACACTTTTGCCCAAGGGCGTGTATAACGCGATCAAGAAGGATGCGCTGCGCGTTGGCGGAATATTGTATGCTCCCCCCAACTATTTAAGAATGTCCATGTATCTTGAATTGTCCAGACCTGCCGGAGACACCAGTCGGTGGGAAAAGGTCCTTAAACGTCTCACGCTTTTGAATAAACATTTCCCCGTAACAGACGTAAATTGCAATTCCGTGGAGTTTCAGCGTGAAATGGAAAATAAAACCGAGGAAGACCATATATATGATAACGTGCGAAACACCTTAATAAACCAAGGTGTCGTTTTCTTTGGAGGGTATGCAATTTCGCTGTATTCCCAATACATGCCTAAGAATTTGCGTCATAAGTTGGAGCGTTACGCCGATTTTGATGTGCTGGCCACTGACCCACAAACAACGGCGGAAATTGTTAAGGAGAGACTTGGAGATATTAATATTAAAAATGTAAAGATTGTAAAGCATGCAAATATTGGCGAGGTTATCCCTGAGCACTACGAGGTTCGTGTAGGCAACGATACAGTTGCGTTCATTTACAAACCAATCGCATGCCATAGTTATAACAATCTTAGCATCGGCGGTCAAAGTGTCAAAATTGCGACGGTAGACACCATGTTGAGTTTTTATTTGGCATTTGTGTATGCAGACCGCCAATACTATAACCTCTTTTTGGATAGGATATTATGTATGTCTAAATATCTATTTGATGTTCAGCAGAAAAACCGTCTGGAGCAAAAGGGTCTGCTTAGACGATTCAGTATCACATGCTATGGGCACCAGGAGTCTGTGGAAGAAATGCGCGCGCACAAGGCAGAAAAATACAAGGAACTCAAGGAAAAGGGAGACCCTGCGGCGTTTGAGGAGCTGTTCTTAAACTATAAACCAGGCGATGTAATAAATAAGAAATCAGATGGTGTAAAGAAAGAGAGAAAGGGGAAGAAAGCCAATACGAATACCAAGACTAAGAAGACGAAGACCAAGAAGGCAAAAAAGACCAAGAAGGCTAAGCTGCTCGCGATTTATGGCGGAAGAACTGCGCGAAGACGTTAAATTACGGATGACACTTATCGCCATAACACTCCTCCAGTTTGTCCTGAAACGTAACTCGCGGCCCGCGTCTTGCAAATTTGTATAGAAACACAATGCCCGCGAGAGCCATAAGCATAGCCGCCAAAATATACATGGCGTAATCATGCAACTCGGGGTCCGTCGTGTCAACAATATTAGATACAATTTCTGTTAAATCAGGAACCCGGCTCAATGAAAACTCTGGAGTCGTTATATCAATGTCGTCCATTTTTATAGGACAATATTAATGCTAAATTTTTTGAACTTATAAACAGCGACTCTCCAGCATTGTGATAAAAATGTCGTATAATATCTTGGAGGCCAATTTGCAGAATACGCTCTCTCTAAATTCCCGAGGAATGCGCTTACTGATTAACACGACAAAATATATAAAGTATATAATTAGTTTTTCTA